GTCACGGCCACGGCAAGCAAGGCCTTTTATATCGAAATAGACACCTCGGATTTCGGACCCCTGGGCGAGGAATGGGGGATCGCGATCTATAATGATTCTGGCCAGGCGCTGAATACATTAGGGGCGAATCATCTGGCGAAGTATAAATATTATTATCCTGAGGTCCAATAGTGCCGACGAAGTTTTCTGAAAAGCCAAAGAACCCAATCTTTCAAGGAGACGCTCCTGGCGCCAACGGCGCGCGGATAGTCTTCTGCATGGCGGATCGTCTCAAGGGCGACTACCCTTTGAGAAACTTGGCCCCAAAATACGTCAGCAGCACGATCGGCGCGTTTCAGGGAGGAGCGTACGAACCTTACTGGACGATGGACTCTCACGGTATCGGACACGCCGTCGAGCACAGTAACGCGAATTATGCGGGAAAGATTTACGTCGGATCGACGGCAGAGGTCTTTCAAGACAGCGCGGACTCGCAAGCGACAATTGTTTGTCAGTTTCGGTCGACGTATACTGGATCGAGTACGAATCTTTACGGAGCATGGGGCGCGTATACGCCGAATTTCGCGGATCGGATAAAGAGCGTGTGGTTCAAGGTACCGTCCAGGAACACGAACGATCAAGTCTCGTTTCGATGGCAGTGGACGACGTTGACTGCGCTTGGACTGTCAGACCTGCAAGATGATTCGATATGGGTCTGCACTACTGGGCCGAGAGGAATGGAGATCTGGAGAGACGGCAATAGGTTGGCGAGCAATGGGACGACCGCCACGTTGACGACTGACGCGAGGATATATTTTTATCTGTTTGACGGACATACTGGATTCAAGCCGGTCCCAGTTCCGCCGAACAGCGATTATTTATCGACGCCGGGGGTCATGGGATACTTCGCGTTGTACAACTTTCAAATGAACGAAAATCAGATCGCCAACCTGTATAACGATCCTTGGCAGCTTGTCAAGCCGCGAAAGAAGTGGTATCAAATCGGCATGTCGTTGGGCCAAGCGTTGGTCGAGATCATAGACGAAACGGAACGAGTCGTCGAGGCCGTCGCGTACTCGAGAGGCCTTCGCCGACTCGTGAACGAGGTAGAGCAAATCCCAGAAACGACGTCGGTCGCGCGCGCCTTGAATCGAATCGTTTCTGAGGTCGAGACGACCGTAGAGACGCTGTCACGCGCGCGCGCCCTCACGCGCGTGGTGAGCGCGACTCAACAAGTCGTCGAGGCCGTCGTCAGGGCCAGGACGATGAGGCGCGTCGTCGACGAGACAGAGCAAGTGCCCGAGACGACCGTCTCTACTCGCGCGTTGACGAGGACGTTGAGCGAGGTTCAACGCGTCGTGGAGGGCGTCCTCCACGCGCGGTCGATCACGCGAGTCGTGATCGAGGTCGAGTCCTTGATCGAGACTGGCACGATCGCTCGCGCGATGAATCGCGTCGTCGATGAAATGGAACGAGCCCTCGAGACGACGGTCGCGTCGAGGGCGTTGACCGCGGTGGCAAACGACGTCCAACAAATCGCCGAGGCGGTGATCAGGGCTCGCCAATTGGTGAGACTCACAGACGAGACCGAGCGAGTATCAGAAACGCTCGTCACCTCTAAAGGCTTGATCAAGGTCCTTGACGAGGTCGAGCGATTGGTCGAGACCGTGGACAGGGCCAGAGGCATGGTCAGGACGGCCGACGAGGTCGAGCAATTAGTAGAGGCCGTCCTTCATTCAAGGCTGATCACCCAAGTCGTCGCGGAAGTCCAGCGAATAGTCGAGGACGCGAGCAAGGCCTCGGGCCTCGCGCGAGCGGTCGACGAGCAGCAAGCGATACAAGAAGCCGTCGTCAGGGCCGTGGCGATCGCGAGAACTATCGACGAAACGCAAACGCTGATCGAGACGATCGTCGGGGCGAGAGGCCTGACGCGGGTCATTGACGACCAAGAGGCGATCCAAGAGGCGATCACCAGGGCGCTCGGCGAAGGGATCATGGAATACTTTGACGTGATCTTGGCAACCGGCCTGCTCGACGTGGTCTTGGCCGCCTCCAGTTGCCTGACGACCCTGGCCGACGCGTCGGAAGACGTCGCGCTCGCGATCGACGCCGAGGACGTGATCCTGGCCGACGCGTCGGAAGACGTCGCGCTGGTCCCCGACGCGCCAGAAGCGACGAGCGTGATCCTGGCCGACGTGTCGGAAGACGTCGCGCTGGTCCCCGACGCGATCGACGCGTCGCTGATGGAATCCAGTCTCGACGTCGCGCTGGCCGCCGTCGCGATCGACGTGACGGTTTTGCCAATACCAGAAGACGTGACCCTGGCCGCGAGCGCGATCGACGTCGCGCTGGCCGACGATCAACTAATCGTAACTTATCAGGACGGTGATTGAGATGACAGAGACTTTTAACATGAGCTATCAAGCCACGAACGTCACGCGAGTTCGAGGCGACACTTTTCCGTTCAGCTTCGTCATCAAAGACTCGGCCGGGACGATAGTGGACATAACGGGCTTTGGTTTCAAGCTGTCGGTCGACACGAACGAGGAACCGACGGACGAGTTGACCCAGCTCTTCAAGTTGGTGGGCGTGGTGCCCGTCGGGACTGACGGCGTGGTGACCTTCACGCTTTCCGCGAGCGAGGCCGATCAAACTCCCTCGACGTACTACTTTGACCTAGAGCAAACCGATCTCGCCTCGAAGATCAGGACCGTCGCCAAGGGCGAGTGGAACGTCGTTCAAGACGTGACGAAGACGTAAGGAGCAAATCATGGGACAGGTCAGCATAAGCGGCGTCGCGTACGACGTGTACGGCACGGAGGCCGGGTTCAAGGCGTACATGGCCGGCCGCATTGGAGCGGACGACTACGACGACGCCATCAGCAACGACAGGAAAAAGGCCATGGTCTCCGCGACCAGATGGCTGGACAGGCAAAATTGGGACGGACTGCGAACGGATCCCGACACGCCCCAAGCGCTCGAGTGGCCCAGGACGGGGCTCACCAATAAGGACGGAGAGGCGCTCGACGACTCGGTCGTGCCGACGGACGTCGAAGAAGCCAGTTACGAGCTGGCGTTGGTCTTGCTCGGGGACGACGATCAGCAAGACGCCGTCAGCACTGGCAGCAACATCAAGCGCGTCCAGGCGGGCGAGGCCCAAGTCGAGTGGTTCAAGGGCACGGAGGGAAGCTATCCGGTCTTCCCACCGCAAGCGCACGATTTGGTGAAATACTGGCTCGAGGGCCACGGCGGCTTTACCGGCGCTTGGTCGGGAGACGCCGATTCTGAGTCGGCGTTCGACGATGACGACGTGCGCGGCTTGGGCCAGGGTTACGCGTGATGGACGGCTGGTTGATACAATTCAACGTCGAGCGATCCAGCCTCTACCCCCTGTTCGGGCCCGGTTGGCGATCGTTTGGCTGGGAGATGGCGCTCGATGGAAGCGTCACGGCGCCGAAGACGTACAAGACGCTGAGAGAGGTCACGCATGACGCGCGGATCATCAAGCGCACGTGGCCCGAGCTGCGAGTCAGGATAAGGGAGAAATGACATGGGAAACAAGCTGTTCGGCGTGGACATAGCCAAGATAGTGCACGGGGCCATGAAGGGAAAGCTGCTCGCGGCGACCTTGCATAAAGTGACGTTCGGGGACAGGACCGTCGGTGACTTGACGTCAGGACGCGCGAGGACGATCGTTGACTATCCTTGCGAGGGGTTCGTCAGCGCGTATGAAGACAAGCACATGGACGGCAAGGTCGTGCAAAAAGGCGATCGAAAGATCTCGCTCTTGGGCGAGAGCGTCTCCGCCGGCACGGTGGTCCCCGAGCCGGGCGACTCGATCACGATCGAGGGCGCCAAGCGAAAGATAGTCAAGGACGGCGTCGAGCGAGACCCGGCCAAGGCCCTCTACACGTGTCAATGCAGATAAGGAGACAAACGTGACGATCGCGATCGTCGTGCGCAAAGGCAAGTCGTTCACCGACTCGCACAACAGGATCAGGCGCCTGGCCGATCGAATCACGCCGGCGTTCCAAGTCAGATTCCTCAAAATCGTCGAGCTGATCAAAGACAGCGCGACCCTGGCGGCGATCGAGGAATTGATCTTGGTCGGTAGGATAGACGACGCGCTCGTGATCACGGAGACGACCATGCTGCAATTGGGCCGCACTTGGCAAGAGGCCTTCGTGTTGGCCGGCGACGAGACGGCCGAGTTGATCGGCAATTCTCTCGGCGTCACGGTGAACTTTGACGCGCTGAACGACGGTGCCATAAAGGCCATGCAGGAAAACAAGTTACGCTTAGTCCGTGAGTTTGGGACCTCGCAGCGTGAGGCGACGCGCGAGGCGCTTCGCGCCGGAGTCGCCAGGGGCATAAATCCCCGGGACATGGCCAGAGAATTTCGAGGAAGCATAGGCCTCACGCAAAGACAAGTGCAAGCCGTTAATAATTATAGAGATATGCTTCATAGGCTAGATCGCAACGCCCTTCGACGTCAGCTCCGAGACAAGCGATTCGACAGGACGATAGACCGGGCCATACGCGAGGGCAAGCCCTTGACTGGCAAGCAGATAGACACAATGGTCGAGCGATATAGGGCCAGGTACCTCAAATACAGGTCAGAGGTCATCGCCCGCACAGAAGCGCTCAGGGTCGCCCACGCTGGCTCTGATGAGATGTACAGGCAGGCGATAGAGAACGGGACGCTGCAGGCGGACGCCCTAATTCAAACCTGGAAAACGAGTAATCAAAAAGACAGGCGCCCGTGGCATCGATCAATGCACGATCAGCAACGCCCGTTCGGCGAGCCGTTTCTCAGCGGTTTGGGCAATTTATTGCGATATCCAGGCGACCCGGACGCCCCAGGGTCTGAGACGATCCAATGCAAATGCGCCAAGACCACCAGATACAAAGAAATTTAAGTTTTTTATGAAAAAGTCTTGTCATTTTACGTAGAATCGTGGTATATTTATGCGGTGATAGGCCCGCATTATGTCATTGATTCACTCTAAGAAGGAGGAGAATTTACATGTCTAAAGGCCATATAATCAAAACTAGGTTGTTCGCTCCCGACCTGTACACGAGAGATCTCTATCTCGAGTCGGCCGAGCGCAAGATCAGCCAAGGGCTTTCTGCCACCCCGAACACCGCTGGAGGCGTGACGGCCGAGAAACTGGCGAGGGCGTACCAAGTCGAGCGATTGACGCTGACCGCGGCGGCGATCGAGATTGACGAGGCCAACGACTACGGCAGCATCAAGCTGGTCGACCTGCCCGATTCAAACATCGTGATCCTCGGCGTGATCGTCGACTTGGTATGCACCGAAGACGACGTCGTGATCACTGACCCTGAGGACATCGACTACGCGATTGGAACGGTCGCGATCACCTCGACTGACTTCAGCAACGCCGGCGAGGACAACCTCACTCCCGAGGCCGACGTCGCCGCCCTGGGCGTCATGCAACACGCCTCAGACACCAACACCAACAACGTCTTCCTGGCCAAGGGGGCGACCAACAAGGTCTTCCTCAACATCCAGGCGACCATCGCGACCACGGCCACGCAGACGTTCGCCGGCACGGTCGACTTGATTTTCGTCGATCTCGGTTCGGAGTCGTAACATGGAACAGTTCAGGACCGTTTGCAAGGTAGAAGAGGTCAACGAAGAGCTCGGCCTCGTGTTCGGTTGGGCCATCGTGTGCGCGAAGGGCGGCGAGCCGTACTTCGACCTTCAAGGAGACCACATCCCAGAGGACGCCATGCTGAAGGCCGCGACAGACTTCATGGTCAACAGCCGACAGGCCGACGTGATGCACGACGAGGTCCCGTCAGGGCAGATCGTATACGCCCTCCCGTTGACCGAGGACGTCAAGAAGGCGTTCGGCATGAAGTGCGACAAGACGGGTCTCGCCGTCGTGCTCAAGCCCGACGAAGAGACCTTCGCGAAGTTCAAGAGCGGAGAGCTCACGGGCTTCAGCATCGGCGGGTATCGCGGCGAGGACGAGGAGGTGCCGGCGTGAAAAAGGGCAAGAAGATCATGCGATCGTTCAAGATGAACTTCATCAGCAGCGTGGACAGACCGGCGCAAGAGCCGGCAGAGGCGTTGCTCTTGAAGCGGCGAGACTCTGAATTAGACGACTTCGAGCGCTTGCTCAAGTCTGGTCAGCTGATGTTGACCTCTGACAAGAAGGGCCACTCGCATCTGATAGACGTCGCCGAAGAGGGCGGAGTCACGTCGCACAACACCGCGAGCGGCGCCGAGTACGGACATTCGCATCCATGGGTAAAGACCATGGACGGGATCGTCGTCATAGGCGCGGCCGAGGGGCACTCGCACTCGCTCATCGAGAAGCGACACGAGCCCGAAGACGACGGGCGAAAGCTTTCCACAGAGCAGAGACGAGTCGCTGCCGAAAAGGGCGACGCGCTGCCGGACGGCGGCTTTCTAATACTCAACGAGAAAGACTTGGTCGACGCGACGAAAGCGTTCGACCGAGCGAGAGATAAAGGGCGAGTCGCGCTTCATATCGAGCGACGCGCCAGGGCGCTCGGCGTAGATTGTTCGCTGTCCAAAGAGGGACGGCCGACGCTGGGCAAGTCAGTCAAAGACGATAAATTGTCAAAGGAGCAGTCCATGGAAGACAAGGACAAAAAGACCGCCGAAGACATGGTCAAGAAATCAGAGCTCCAGGAAGCGCAGGCAGAACTGGCCGTCGCCAAGGCCTATGGCGCCCTGAGCGACGTCGAGAAAGCCCACTACGGAGATCTCGACAAGGACGAGAAATCCGCGTTCCTGAAGCTTGACGAGAACGGACGAGCCAACGAGCTCAAGAAGGCCAACGCCGAAGACCCCGTGGCGTACACCGCCGACGACGGCCGGGAATTTCGCAAGAGCGACGACGTCAGGCTCGTCGAAGAGGTCAAGAAGGGCGACGAAGAGAGACGCAAAAACGCCGCCTTGGCGAAAAAGCTCGAAGACCAGGAATTGACCAAGCGAGCCGACGGCGAACTGGGCAACGTGACCGGTGACGTCGACGTCAAGATCGCCCTCCTGAAAGCGGTCGACGGGATCGAGAACGAAGATCTTAAAAAAGGCGCCAAGGAGATACTGGCCGCGGCCAACGATGGAATGAGCCAGCTGTTCAAGACGTCTGGGCATCGCGACGGCAGCGCCGGCAACGCCGAGACCAAGTACGAGTCGCTCTCCAAGGCCTACGCCAAAGAGAACGACGTGACCATCGAGCAGGCCAGGGCGAAAGTGCTCGACACTCCCGAGGGCGCCAAGCTCTACGAAGAGATGCAGGGCTGAGTCGCCTCGCGATCTGATTTGATTCAATAACAAGGCAACGAAATAAAAGGAGAATAGAGAATGGGCAAACAAGAGATTCTTGGGACCATCACTCTTCCGGTCGCGGCGGACTACTCGACCACGGGCATTTACAGGTTCGTGGACGTGAATTCCAGCGGCCAGGCAGTCTTGGTGGCCGGCGCCGGCCTCGAGGGGATCGGCGTGCTGGAAAATGATCCGTCTGCCGCCGGCATGGCCGGCACCGTCGCGGTCAGCGGCAAGGTCAAAGTATACGCCGGTGGCACGGTCGCCGCGGGCGCGTGGGTCCAATCAGACGCCAACGCCGCCGGGATCACCGCGGCTTCCGGAGACTACGTCTTCGGCAAGTGCGTCGACGGCGGGGCCAGTGGCGAACTTATTGAAGTCCTGTTGGTGAGCCCTCACAAGCTGGCGTAAACTACGGACGACAGAGGAGAACCTGAGTACAAGAAGGAGATTAATTCAATGGTCGAAATCCTCATTAGGAAAGCAGGACAGCCGACCCCCGGCGACGTCCACGTGGACAAGCCCCTGACGAACATCAGTATCGCGTACCTTCAAAGGGCCGAGTCGTTCGTCGCGAGCCAAGTGTTCCCGAACATCCCGGTGGCAAAGCAGTCCGACAAGTACTTCACGTTTGATCGCGGGATGTTCTTTCGCGATCAGATGCAGAAGCGCGCCCCGTCAACTGAGTCCCAGGGCATCAACTACACGGTGTCCTCTGACAGTTACTTCGCGGATCAGTGGTCGTTGCATCACGACGTGCCCGATCAACGGCGCGCCAACGCCGACGCCCCCCTGCAGCCCGATCGCGAGGCGACCGAGCTGCTCACGCACCAAGCCATGATCCGCAAGGAAAAGGCATGGGTCGACGACTTTTTCACCACGAGCGTCTGGACCACCGACTTGTCGCCCACCACGAAGTGGAACGCCACGTCTGGGTCTGACCCCGTCGGCGAGGTCGAGACCGCCAAGATGACCGTCGGCGGCAGCACGGGCTTCGAGCCCAATACCATCGTGATCGGTCGCGAGGTATACGGCACGCTTCGCAATCACGCGGACATCCTCGATCGGATCAAGTATTCCGGCGGGCTCAGCAACGTCACCCCCGCGATGGTCTCTCCGCAACTGCTCGCGCAGGTGTTTGAGGTCGATCGCGTGCTCATATCCAGGGCGGTCTATAACTCCGCCGCGGAGGGCGCGACCAATTCTGTGGGCTACGTGGCCGGAGACAACTGTCTCGTATGTTACACTACCCCCAGTCCTGGCCTGATGACCCCGACCGCTGGATACACGTTCAGTTGGACCGGGTTGCTCGGCGCCGGAGCCGCGGGATCGCGCATCAGAAAGTTCCGCATGGAAAACATAGCCTCTGACCGGGTCGAGATCGACAGCGCCTGGGACCAGAAGAAAGTGGCCGCGGACCTCGGTTACATGCTCAACAACGTGCTCGCCTAATAGCGGAGGAGAACGTGAAAAAGTTCAACGCGATGCCGTCGTCCCTGACGGTTCGCAAAGAATTCAACAGGGGAAGCCGGACGTTCGCGCCCGGCGACCCCTTTCGCTGGCATGGCATGGCGCTTTGCCTAAAGAGCGTCAGGAACTTGATAGGCGCCGGATTTCTCGATGATCCGTTCGCGGACGCGACTGAGACTGAAACGTCTTCAAGCGTCTCGCGAAAATGGACGCCGTCCAGGAACGCGTTGACGCGCCCTGGGCGCAAGAGAGGCAAGAGGCGTGGCAAGCGATGAGCGAAATCAAATTCGCGTCATAGTGCGATCCATCGAGGGGTTCGGCGCGAGCGTCGTCAAGCGCATAGTGCTAGATTGCACGGCCAACCTCACCGATCCTCCCAACGAGGGAGGCACGCCGATCGACACTCGATGGGCCAGCGCCAATTGGGTGCCGAAAATTGGTGGCACGTTTGACGGACTCGCTGGAGACGTCGAGAACGTCAGCACCGGAGCGCAACAAACCGGCGTGGCCCAAGTGGCCACTGGGTATCAATTGAGCCAAGGCATAGTCACCATCACTAATAACGTCCCGTACATACTGAAACTGAACGCCGGCAGCTCGAAACAAGCGCCGGCAGGATTCGTACAAGCGGCCATACTTCGGGCGATACAAGGCGCCAAGCTCGGCGTCTCGCCAAGAGATTGATGATTAGGAGATTCATAAAAAGATGACGACGTTAAACGGAGCGAGTGAATTGATTCTCGCGGAGTTCGTCACCGAATGGGGCTCCACGACGCCGTACGCTTTCACGAACGAAGAGGCCAGGACCCTTGACGCGGGAGAAGTCGCCTGGTGTTGGGTCTCGGTCAGCGAGGTCGGTGGCGGTCAAGACACGCTTGGGGCGAAGGGAAACAGAAAATACTGGTGGATCGCAGAGGTGACCGTGCAAGTCTTTACCCCAGTAGGTGAGGGATCGAAAGACGGCGAAACGCTGGCCAAGCAGGCCAAAGACATTTACGAGGGAGAGCGCCTCGGCGGGCTCTACTTCAACGACGGCCGCGTGACGCGCGTCGGTCCTTCTGAGGAGAAGTGGGACCAAAACAACGCGGTGATACGATTTGGATTCGAAGAAATCAAATAGAAGGAGGCATCTAAATGGGCAGAGTTTCTACCAATCTGGTCTCCCTGGCGTACTCGGTGGAGGCATCTCTCGGCGTTTTGGCCGGGTCTCCTTCTTGGAAGCTTCTGGAGCCCAATAACGTGACGGCCTTCGGGGCCACGATCACCAAAGTCGCCAGGGACCCGATATCCCCGGACAGGCAACGCAGGAAAGGCGTGGTGGTCGACCTCGACAGCACCGTGGAGTTCGAGCACGACTTGACCCGAGAAGTCGTCATCGATTTTCTCGAGGCGTTTTCTTTCGCCAGCGCGAGATACCCTTACGTCACTGGCACCACGCGCGTCGGAGTTCAGCGTTCTGGCGCCAGCCCTTACGGCGAGAACTTGTCTGCCGTGGCGGCCACTGACGACTTTCAACACGACGCCATCGGCGGGGCCTATACGGCCGGCCGGCTCGTGTTTTCGCGAGGCTTTACCAACTCGGCCAATAACGGCATGCACGAGGTAGACAGTGGCAGCACCACGACTTCGACGGTCACCACGTCCTCGCTCGTTGACGAGACGCCAGGCAACACGGCGAACGCCACGATGGAACCCGCTGGCGTGCGCGGCGCGACCGCCGATTTGACTTGGACGGACGCGACGAAAACACTGGCGTCCACCGTGCTCGATTTTACCACGCTCGGGTTGACCGTCGGACAGACCTGTCACGTCGGTGGCTTGACGTCGACCAATCAGTTCGCCGGCGGAGTGGGATACGGTCGCGTCAGTTCCATAGCGGCCAACGCCTTGATTTTCGATAAGTTCGAGGGCACTCTCGCCGCAGACGACGCGGGCACGGGCAAGGACATCGATTTGCTCTATGGAGCGTTCATCAGAAACGTCACGGCTTCGGACGCCGATTTTCTCGAGAGATCGTTTCATTTCGAATTGGCCTTGCCCGATCTCGACGACACGCCGCTCGACGAGTACATGTACGCCAAGGGCAACTACGCGAATCAAGTCACGTTCAATCTGCCCTTGACGGAAAAAGCCGTCGTCGAGGTCGGATTCGTCGGCACGGACACCACGAATCCGTCTACCAGCAGGGAGACCAACGCGGCCACGCCGATCGAGGCGGAACAGACCTCGGCGTTCGGCACCGCCAGCGACGTCGCGCGACTCGCCGTCGAAGAGCTCGACGAGGACGCGCTGACCACGTGCTTCAAGAGCGTCTCGTTGACGCTGAACAATCAAGCCAATCCGGAAAAGTGTCTCGGCACTCTCGGCGCCACGTACATGAACACCGGTAACTATCTGGTGGACCTGGAAACGCAAGTCTTGTTCACCAACGGCGACGTCGCGGCCCATATCAAGAACAACGAGACGGTGACTTTTGGATTCATCATAACGAATGACGACGGCGCGTTGGCCGTCGACGTTCCCAGCATGACCCTCGGTGACGGCTCGTTAGAATTGCCGAGAGACGAGAGCGTGCTGATCAACCTGGCCGGCGAGGGGTACAAAGACGCGGTCAAGGGGTACACGGCGGCGTTCAGCTTGATCCCCGCGGTGCCTTAAGCCATGAAACTTACGCGGGCGGCCATAACGGCCGCCCGACTAACGAGGACTACTTTTCGAGGACTTTATCATGAGCAAGAACGAGACGCCCAGCTTCAAGCATCTAAACAAGCTGCAGATCGATCCAGGCAAGTCAATAGAATTCACGTTTTTCAACGTGGTCGGCGAGCCGACGCTGTTCGTGCGACCCACTACCCAGGAAAACAAGCGATACTTGAACGCCGTCCTCTCGAGAGGAAATCGCACCATTCGACGCATGCGCGGCAATAAGATCACCGTCGCGGTCTTGTCTGAAAACAGGGCCCAAGATCGCGAGCTGTTCCCGAAATACGTTGTCACTGGGTGGAAGTCGGAAACGGTACTTGACGCGAAGGGACGATCAGTGCCGTTTTCTGAAGAGAGCTGCGCGCAGTTCCTCGAGGCCCTTCCCAATGACATATTTGACGAATTGCGCACGTTTTGCGGCGAGCCTGAAAACTGGAGAGAGCGCGATGAGCTCAATCACGAAGACGTGAAAGACCTCGCGGGAAACTCAGGCGCCGGCTCTTCTGGGAAATGATGTACGACAAGGAGGGATGGGCCGCGGAAGTGTTGATCGACCGCGGTCAACGACCGCCCTCCTGGTACTACGAAGAGCCGGACGTGCCCCCGGGCTTTGACTTCATGATGTCAGAGTTCTCAGATCTTTCCACCGAGCGTCAAATAGGCCTCGCGATCGGTCCGATACCGGTCAGCAAGATCCGCGAGCGCCAGCGAGAGCTCGATCTCGACGCTTGGGCCGGGACGGTATTCAAGACGGTGATCACGGCCATGGACGCGGAATTCAGGGCATGGGTGAGCAGGGAAAAAGAAAGGAACGCGAAGTCGCATGACGGACTTTCGAATAAGAGTGGTGGTAGATCCGGCGGCCGCAAAGTCAGGCACAAGGGTCGTTAAGCGAGAGTTGCGAGAAACGGCCGGCCAGGCCGACAAGCTGCGCTCGAGCCTCAGCAAGGCGTTCGCCGTCGTCGGCGTCGGCCTGCTGATACGACAGACCATTCAACTCACGGACGCGTATACTGGATTGCAGAACAAGCTACGAACCGTGATCGACGATCAAGAGACTCTCAATCAAACGTTCGAGGATCTCAATGGGATCGCGAACAGGACTCGCACGGAAGTCGATTCAGTGGTGACCCTTTACCAACGAGGCTCTATCGCGGCCAAAGAGCTCGGCATCTCCAACGAAGAGTTGCTCAAGTTCGTCGAGCGCGTCGGTCAAGGGCTCGCCGTCCAAGGCGGCGCCGCGTCGAGCGCGTCTGGCGCGTTGATCCAGTTGTCTCAAGCCTTGGGCGCCGGCATAGTCCGGGCCGAGGAATTCAACGCCATTCTAGAGGGCGCGTTTCCGATAGCCCAGGCCGCCGCGAAGGGAATCGCTGAGGCCGGTGGATCGGTGGCCAGGCTCAGGCAGCTCATAATCGCCGGCGAGGTCACGTCCAGCCAATTCTTTCAAGGTTTTCTCAAGGGATCTGACGAGCTCGAAGAAAAGTTCGGTCGCACCACTTCTACCATAGGCCAGGCCTTCACGGTCTTCAAGAACAACATCACGCGATTCATCGGCGAGCTGAACTACGGCACCGGCGTGTCGGCGAACTTCGCCGATGGCATCATCTTGGTATCCGAGAACGTGGAGACGTTGGCGAGAGTTCTAGTCACGGTGCTCGTGGCCAAGGGAATAGGCGCGGTGCTCAGCGGATTAAAGGCGTTAAAGGTCGCCTTGCTCACCAACCCGATCACCCTTTTGCCCTCTATCGTCGCTCTTGGAATCGGCGCGCTCGTGGCGTTCGGCGACGAGCTCAAAGTCACGTCAGACGGTCTCGCCACCGTAGCGGACGTGGCGGCCGAGTTCTGGGACGACCTCAAGCTGTTGGCGGCGGACGTCGTTCCTGCCGTCACTGAGGCGTTCAGTGGATTAGTGCCCGAGGTAGACGTGAGTCTAAGAGGCCTGTTGACCGCCGTGGCCGTCACGCTGGACGCGATCATCGGACTGTTCAAGGGGGCCTTTAATGCCGTGGTAGTCGTATGGGGCGCGCTATCTACCAGGTTTGACGACGTCTTAAACCCAGTAGTCAAGGCCGTTCGCGATACTCTCGAGACGATAGTCGACGTCACCCTGGCCACGTTTCAAACGGTTGGAGACGTCGTGCTCGGCGTCGTCAATGACATCGGCATCGCCCTCAAAGCGTCGGCGCTATCGTTAAGATTTGCCATTGAGGGCGAGCTCGAGCTGGCGGCGAATCAGGCGGAGACCGCCGAGAACGCTATCGGTTTAGTGACGCAACGATTAAAAGGCATACCCGAAACGTTCGAGAGCAACAGAAAGGCCCTGGCGAACACGGAGCTCTTGCCCGTGATAGAGCTCACGCAAGGAGCCAAAGATCTCGGCTCACGCGTCGCCGAGGAATTTCAACGCGGCTTTGAAGAGAGCGCCGGCGTGACAGAC